AAACTGATCTTATTTCCTGTTACATATGGGATAAAGAGTCACACGAAAAACACTTAGCAATGTTCAATAGTATTTTAACTTACTGGAAATTTTCTAAGAACTATGATCCTGCCGGAGATCTTATATGAGAAAACCAAGAAAGAAAAGACCTGTAGAAAAAGGATTACCTAAAGGTTATGATTCTAAATGGGAGTATGAACTACACCAAGAAGAATTAAAAAATTGGGAACACCATAATGGTATATTAGAATATACAATTGAACATAAATATCACCCGGACTTTATAAAGATTATTAAAGATAAAGTTATTTATCTTGAAGCAAAGGGTAGGTTCTGGGATTATCCTGAGTATAGTAAATACATATGGATAAGAAAAGCGTTGCCTGAAGAATGCGAGTTGGTGTTTTTATTTTCTGATCCTTATGCACCGATGCCTGCAGCTAAGAAAAGAAAGGATGGAACTAAAAGAAGCCACGCTGAGTGGGCAGAAAAGAATAAATTCAGATGGTTTAGTAGAGATAATTTACCAGATAGTTGGAAGGAGGAAAACTAATGGAAGAACTAATGGAACAAGC